CAGTAAGGACTATGTAAAGTCGGAAACACTTTCCAATGATATATACAGCCTTTTTGATGATGTTATTGCCGAAATAAACGGTAAAAGGTGCATATTAAATACCGAATACAGTACCCCCGTTTCGATTGGCACAGATGATTACGGCATATTTGAATTTGTTATTAACGTGAATGTGATATACACGGAGGTGGAATAAATGGCAGAAACAACATATACGGGAGTAAGTCCCGTTAACAGAATAAAATTTAAGCTTGACGATAAAACCGTTAAGGATGCTGAAAGTTTATCTATAGCATTTGATAACGGTATAGAAGAATGGAATCCGATGGACCAAGACGGTTGGGTAAACCGTCTTATGACAAGTAAGAGCTGTACTATCTCTATGGGTGGTAAGCGTAATTACGGTGATGAGGGTAATGACTATGTGGCTTCCTTTGCCGTAAAAAATGGTGAGGATTGCTATGCAAAATTTACAATCGAATTTCCGAATGGTGCAACGTTTAATATGCCTTGTGTTGTAAACGTTACAACTTGGGGCGGTGACAGCACGGCGGTTGATGCCCTTGAATGGGAAGTACAGTCAAACGGTAAACCCACATACACGGCGGCATAAGGGGGATTTGTATGAAAGTTATAGACATATCATCAAAATTAAGCAATGAAAAGCCCGTAATAAAGCTTGCAGACGGACTTGAATTTGAAGTGGATAACGATAAAAACAAGGTGCTCATAATGCAACAGACTCTTTCTTCCGATGAGGGTGACGACATTGAAAAATTCGATAAGATTATAACAATACTTTTAGGTAAAAAAGCTCACGACAAGATTGAATCTTTGAAATATTCTTTTGCCGATTATACAACGATTGTTAAAGCCGTTATGGCGGCGGCAACAGATGTTGATTATGAGGAAATAGAAAGTCGATTTCAAAGGGAAACACAATAATTACGACAACTATTGGTACGATGTTTTTATTGATTGGAATTTGATTGAAGCATCATTTTTGCAACAGTACGGCATAAGGCTTACAACAACGGATATGCCTTATGCCGAATTTGTAAGATTACTTGGCGGGCTAATGCCCGAAACACCTTTAGGGCGTATTGTAACGATACGAGCCGAAAAGGACAGCAAGGTGTTAAAACATTTTACACCGGAACAAAAAAAGATAAGAACCGAATGGATGTTGTACAAAAACGAGATTTTAAAGTCCGATGTAGAAGCGTATAACGAAAAGACAGACAGACTTCAAGCAACATTGTCAAAGGTATTCGGAGAAAAGGGAGGTGGTGGCAATGTCTGATTCTGTGGGCAGAATTGACCTTGAACTCGGTATTAACAAAAAAGGATTTCAAAAAGATGTGAGCGGTATAAGCTCAATGGCTGCAAAGGCGGGAAAAGTCATTGCAGCCGCTTTTGCAATTGACAAACTTGTAAGCTTTAGCAAAGCCTGTGTACAAGCCTATACAACACAGGCTATGTCCGAAAAGAAGCTTGAAACGGTTATGTCACAGCGAATGAAAGCAAACTCCGATATGATAAACTCCGTTAAAGAGCTTGCATCGGAACAGCAAAAGCTTGGTGTTGTCGGTGACGAAGTTACGCTTTCGGGAGCACAACAGCTTGCAACCTTCCTTAACAGTACATCTGCACTCAAAAAGCTTCTTCCGGCAATGGATAATCTTCTTGTACAACAAAACGGTCTTAATGCCACTGCCGAGAATGCCGTAAACATAGGTAACCTTATGGGTAAGGTTATGCAAGGACAAACATCCGCACTTACAAGAGTGGGCATAACCTTTTCGGAAGCACAAGAAAACATACTTAAGTACGGCACGGAGGAACAAAAGGCGGCAACCCTTGCAGAGGTTATAACCGATAACGTAGGCGAAATGAATAAGGCGGTTGCCAATACACCCTTAGGACAGATACAACAGCTGAAAAACAATTGGGGCGATGTGTGCGAGGTGTTGGGACAAACCGTGACTTATGCCCTTGTGCCTATGCTTAAAACGCTTAACAAAATTGTTGAAAAGTTGAGTGTTGCGGCAACTGCGGCAAAAGACTTTGTGGCATCCTTTTTAGGTATAGACGAAAGCAGTGCCGATAACATCGGCGGTGTTGCCGACAGTATGTCGGATGCGGCAGACAGCTCCGATGATACCGCTGACAATATGGCTGATACAACAAAACAGGCAAAGAAGCTTCAATCCGTGCTTGCAGGCTTTGATGAATTAAATGTGTTAAGCTTTGACACCGATGAAGATGAAGAAACCGAAACGGCTGAAACAGCAACGGCAACCACATCACCGAGTAGTAATACGGCGGTTGACGATAAAAAGCTGAACAAAACAGCAGACACGGTTAAGGCAATGCTTGACACCGTTAAGGAAAAAACAAAACAGGTTGCACAAAATTTCGGTGAGGGATTTAAGGTCGGACTTGATTCGGGAAATGCCGAACAAAATCTTGAAAGCATTAAAAAAGAATGCGAGAATATAAAAAAATCCTTAGCCGATATATTCGGGGACAGTGAAGTTTTAAATGCGGCGAAAAATTTCGCCGATAAGGTATCATATAACTTAGGGAGTATAGTGGGTGCGTGTGTTTCAATCGGCACAAGTATTTGTGATAACCTTATAGGCGGTGTTGACAAATATCTTGACCAAAACAAGGACTTCATTAAAACCAAGCTTATAAATATGTTTAACATAGGTGCTGAAATAAGTGACGTGATTGCCAGCCTTTGTGAAGCACTTGCGGATATATTCACGGTGTTTGACACCGATGCGGCAAAACAGCTTACGGCGGATATTATAGCTATGTTTGTAAATCCTTTGTTGGAAGTGTGTGAAGTTTGTGCAAAACTCGGTCTTGACATTTGGCATTCCATTGCGGACCCGATAATCGAAAACAAGGATGCCATAAAAGAAAATCTTGCAAGCATTATAGATTCTTTGGACATCATTATAGCACCATTGTCGGATGCTATGGTCGGTTTGGTTGACAGTATTTACAATATGATATCCCCACTTGTTACGGGTGTTATAGATAACACAATGATATTGCTGGGTATGCTCGGAAATGGTTTTACGGATTTTATAACCACACAAGCACCTGCAATTTCGGAATTTTTGACGGATGTTATAACAAATTTCAGCAATGGCTTCGATTCGCTTGGTGCAACTTTTGATACTTTGTTCACGTCTTTGTCAACTTCACTCGAAGAAAACAGGGAAGCTATAGAAAGTACAATAAGCGGCTTGCTTACATCTGTAACAAACATTGTTGAAACGGTGGGTACTATCGTGGGCGGTGCTTTCGAAACTGCTTGCAAGAGCATTGAAGAATTTGTTACGAATAATGCACCCGCCATTACACAGGCTTTTTCAAATATAGAACAAGTGGGAACGGAAGTTTTCGGCACGGTTTCAAAAGTTGTTGATGATTTATTTGGTGGTTTGAAAAACTGGTGGGAAAAAGACGGCGAAAGAATATTCAAAGGCTTTTGCGACGCCCTCGGCGATATTATGGGATGGGCTTTAAAGCTTTGGAATGACAGTCTTGCACCGCTTATAAAAAACATAACGGATAAGTTTAATGTTTTGTGGGATAAGCATCTTAAGCCGTTGTGGGATAACATACTTGCACTTTTAACAAGTGTAGGCGATTATTTGTTAACGGGATGGAACAAAACATTAAAACCTATTGTAAATTACATTGTTGATGTTGTGGGTCCGCAAGTCGCAAACGCCTTTAATTTTATAGGTGATGTTGTAGGAACGGTGATAGGCGTAATAAGTGATGTAATAGGCGGACTTATAAAAACTCTTTCGGGCTTGCTTGATTTTATTACGGGTGTTTTTTCGGGCGATTGGAGTAAGGCTTGGGAGGGCATCAAAAAAATGTTTAAGGGCGTTTGGGATGCTTTTGAGGGCATTGTAAAAGGCGCATTAAACCTTGTTATTGATGTGATAAATTATTTTATACGTCAATTGGACAAAATAAAAATAGATGTACCCGAAGGTGTGCCTGTTATAGGTGGTACAAAATTTGGTATTAACATTCCCGAAATACCTAAATTTGCAAAAGGCGGTGTTATAAATCAACCTACACTTGCTATGGTTGGTGAAAACGGCAAAGAAGCCGTTATGCCGCTTGAAAATAACACGGGCTGGATTGATGAACTTGCTATGAAGCTTGCAACAATTATGAGTGTAGGCAAAAGTACCGCACAGACCCAAAATCAGCCGATATATATTGAACTGGATATAGGCGGTACAAAGTTCGGTAAGGTGTGTATTGACAGCATAAACAGTCAACAACGCCGTGCCGGTAAGATTTTACTTAATGTTTAAGGTGGTGGCGATATGGCGAACAGTTTGATTACGGTGGGTGGTGTGGATTTTACACCGTATATTACGGAATTTCAACCCGGATTAGCTGACCTCGATGTGGAAAGTACCCGTAACACAGCAGGATTGTTAATAAGAAACAGAATTGCGGTTAAGCGTAAAATAAAGCTTTCATTCCGTCCTTTAAAGCAAGCAGACATAAGCAAAATTTTAAAGGCTGTATCACCTGTATTTGTAACGGTTACATATCTTGACAGCCAAGACGGAACAGTGACAAAAACTATGTATGCAAGTGACAGAACTGCCGCCGTAGCTGTTATAATAGGCGGTGTTGCGTATTGGACAGGCTTAAGCTTTGATTTGGTGGAACAGTAGGTGATTTTATGTTGGATTATGATATAGATGTAAAAACGGATACCGTGACGGGTGCAAGAGTTGTTATAAATGACGATATTGTATTTGACGACAGCAATATAAGCAAATTTACAATTACGGAAAGTGTATGTGATGACAGTAAAATGAGTGTGGGTAATGTTATAAGCAATTCTTTAAGTCTTGACCTTATAAATGTTTTACCCGAACCGGATGAAAACGGGGATGTTGTGTATAACGATGATATATACAACAAGGATAAAACAGGGCAGAAAATAGAAGTGTTTGTAAGCTACGGGACTTCTGAAATTCCTCTCGGTACTTTCCTTGTTACCGATTGCGTACAAAACGGTATGATAACATCAATAACGGCACTTGACAGATTCAGCAGTATAACCTATGAAGATGAGTACGAATCAGGCTTAGATTGGAGCAGTACACACACACTTGCCGAAATAGCAAAGGACATAAACAAAAGCTTGAATACAGATTTGTTTATTCCCGAATTATACATAAAAAAAGAACCTGTGGGTTATACAAAAAGGCAGATGTTAAGCTACATTGCGGCGGCTTATGGCTTGAATGTGCGTATGTACCGCCACAGTGAAACGTATATGACACCGTATTTTGTAAAATTCGGGGGCACGGATAACGTTGTAAATGCAACTATAGACGGAGAAATCACATTCCAAAACGGACTAACCGTAAATAACATTAATTCGTATGTTTCGGGGGTATTCGCATCCACATCTGACGGAGATTTGGAAACATACAGAAATGATTCGGATACCGATGTGACGGAAGTGCAGATTGAAGCCGATATGTCACCTTTCGATTACACGGCATCCGACAATTTGGCAAATGCAATATTGGGTCTTAAATATAGGGCGTTTGATTGGAATGGCATAGGCAACCCTCTTATTGAACCGGGCGACAAAATAGGTATTACAACAGATGATGGCGAATATTATGAAAGCTATGTGTTTACAAATACACTAACGTACAACGGAGCTCTTACACAAACGCTTACAGCTTCTACGGATTCTTCCACCAAAAGTGCAATGGTGGGGTCCGTGTCCAATAAGGTAACAAGCACTGTAGTTAATACAATAACAAACGATGAGAATACATCAAATCAAATCGCACAAACAGTTATTAATCAAATTACAAATGTTGATAACTCAACAAATGGTAACAATAATACTTATTTAACACAATTAACGGAAAATATTGTAAATCAAATTACGAATGATAACAGCTCAACAAATAACACATATATTACACAACTAAAAAATGCTTTAGATATAATAAGTGTTAAATCGGTAACAGCACTTCCATCTGATGTTGATGAAAATACAATCTATCTCATACAAGGGGAGGTAGATGTTAATTGAAAGAAAGCAGTTTAATTTCTTTTAGAGGTAAAAACCATAAGGATATTTTTTACAGGGGAAAATATCACAAAGCTATGTATTTGGGTAATAAATTGGTTTGGGAAAAATTAGAAGAAGAAAATGAAAATCCCGTAAATGGGGATAATGTTATTAGATTTACTGCATATTCTATTGATGGTTATACGGGCGATGATGAATATAACTATTTGGGGACAATTAGTACCTTTAGTATGGTATGGGAAGGTGTTATTGAAGTTGATTGGGGAGATGGCTATGTTACAAAATTAAATGCAAAAGATTATCAAGATTATTTTAATAATGGTGCTGTTGAATTTATACATTCATATTATTACCCGACTAACAATATTGAAGGTTTTTCTATTGGAGGTGGTCTTTTTTCGGTTGAAAGTGAGTATCTTATGAAATATTTGGGTTTAACATCTTATTATGATGAAGATTTAGATAAACAAATAACTTATGAAGTTGATAAAAGTGAAGATGCGATAGAGGAGTATTTTTTCGATGATAGTCATAACATATATTTGAAAAAAGGATACTATGATGAAAATTACAATTTTATAGAACTTGATAGGTTTGTTGTAGAAAAAAATTGTACATCTGATAGTTTTCCAAAAGTGATTACTGTTAAGGGATGTATAACAACTATAGTATTTCCAGGTTCGGCAGCGGATAACACAACTGAAGGCGGTGTTTATGAAGTGTTTGATAAACTTCCTGAAACAATGAAAAATATTACATCTTGGAATGGCTTTTACTTATGTACAGGTTTATATAAAATTCCAAATGATTTTTTTGATAATTTAATAAATCTTAAAGATATATCTTATTGTTTTATTTGTTGTTATAATTTGAGTGAAATTCCAGATGACCTTTTTGATAAATTGACAAATTTAGAAGA